CCGGAATAAATTTTATGAGTGTTTTTTTCTGTGTTAAATCCATTCTCTGTTGAATAATCTTCAAAGTCTGAATGTAACTGTTCTACCAGAGATGTTGTCGGTACTAGAATAAGTCCTTTGAGTCCTTGGAACTCAAGGAACTGACGTATAAAGAGATAAATGATTAAAGACTTACCTGATGCTGTAGGAGACAATAAAAGTGCTCTACGCTTCTGCATTACGTTTATAAACGCATCCAGTTGATGGTCGTGCGTTAAAATATCTTTACTTTGAGATTGTAGCTTTAAAGTATCTACAAACTTCTCTGCATGATATCTACTGAACTCATCTTCTACGTTTACTGATGGTTCGGCATATTCTATTGTGTATTCTCTAGACTCACAGAATTCTTTAACGTAATCTAGTAAACCAAGATATAGAGAATTATTTCTTAAATCGAAAAGACGTATCTTACCGTCCCATATTTTATTTCTAAAGGCAGGAGTAAACTTGTGACCAGGTACAAAGAAAGTAAAATACTCAGATATTTCTTTGGCAATATGTTGCTCACATTTGATTTGAAGATATGCTTCATTCTTTTTATAAATTACTAAGTCACTCATTGTCCTCCAATAAATTTCTCCCACGATATAATGTCTCTAAGTTGAAACGTCCTAGACTTCAATTCATTCATAATATACTCAACTACGGACACCACTTCATCATGGTATACTTTTTTCTCGTTAAGTCTAATCATATCTTCATCCGCTTCCATATAAGTCCCTATTTCAGACTTAAGTGTAAACTCGAATGGTTCCCATCCATACTGGTCTAATGTTACTTTGTCCATCTTTCCGGTATAGTATTCCCACTTTACCTTCTTCATACGCTGAAGGTCAAAGAAAGCCTTTTTTGCGGCTATCTTGTGTGATGTTAGTATATTTAGGTATTTGCTATGAAGCTGTGGCACTCTGGTAAGTTCAGAACTAGGCTCTGTCTTATCGACTGCTGAGTCATTTTCCCACATCTTCAAAATATTATCAAGTTTTTCCATATCAAAATCCAATTACAAAATTTCAGTATATCATAAAACGGTTAAGATGTCAATATGTTATAGTATTCGTATCTAAAGTTTGCCGTTGCGACAATGATGTTATCTGCCGATTCTTTGGTATCAAAATTGATATCTGAGATATCGGTTGGAAACAAATTAATAAATTGTATTCTTAAATTGGTATTGTTCAAACCGGTAAGAATGGTAAGAATAGCATCAGAATAATTTTCTTTGTAATTTGAATTTCTATTGGCAAATCCTGATGGGTCTGCAATACCTTTAAGCCAATTTTGTATTGCTTGAATTGTTTTTAAATCTTCATCAACGGTAAACGTTACGCTTAATGCATTGTATGACAATGTATCACCTGCTTTCGGTATTGAAAGAAACGGTGTAGACTGTTTAGCGGGACCTGACAATGTAATACCAGGTAGATTTACTGCTTGGCAAAAGTATTGTACAGAATCAATCTTACTAAAGTTCAATAAAAACTTCGTAGGTTGAAGTAGATTCGTATTGGTTGGGTTTCTGTTTAATGCTGTCATATAGGTATTTATAAGCCAAAAAAAGGGATCCGAAGATCCCTTTTAAATGCCACTCTTGACGGTGGCTTCTTGATTACATCAAGTTCTTAACACCGAAGATACGGTAGTATACGTTTGTACCTGGTTGAATTACGCCACCACCAGTAGCTGGTTGTGCTGTATAACCTTGTGCAAATGGGTTTGCTACCATGCCGTAACGAGTCTTGAATCCAATCTTTGGTTGGAATGTGAACTGGTCAACTGCACGAACCATTTGTAGAGGAACGTATGGGCAGTAGAAAATACCTGCATCATATGGTGATGTACCTTTGTAACCGATTGTTGCCAATTCGATATTTTGTTGGTAACCGCCAAAGTATGGGTCGATGTACACTTTGATACGACCGTGTAACAATCCAGCGAATGTGTTACCAGTATCGTCAACTTGCAAGTCTGCTTGTAGAGCAGGAGTATAAGATAATACACCAGCCATTGCCATAGCGGAAGCAACGTCAGATGATACAATCATCACGTTACCTTTACCACGACGAGTTTGCTTTGCGATAACGTTAGCATCACGTTCAACTTGGAAAATCAAGCCTTTGAAACGCTCAACTGACCAACGACCGTTAGAGTCTGTATCTAAGTCAAAATAACCTTTACTTACTGTACCGTATTGTGCACCTTGAACAGCAGACAAATAGATTGTACGGATAACTTCACGGTTAATCTCAGCTAGAATCTCTGTAGACAGAATGTTTGACAATTCTGTTTCTGCATCAAGTCCGTGAATTGCTTTCAAGTCTTGTGCTAGTTCTAATGAGTATTCAGCTTTCAATGCTCTTGATTGTGCTGTAACAGTAACTTTCTCGATAGAGAATGCCATTTGCTGGAATGCATTACCTACATCTGAACCTAATGCTTCAGCAATAGCTGTTTGCATACCGATACCAGTTGTGAAGTTATTAGAACCAGCAACGTTAGCGCCAGACCAATAGTTCGTAGAAGTATCAGAACCTGTGTTACCAGAGAATCCGTACTCGTTATAAGGACCGAAAGCAGAGTTGTTACCAGAGAATTGTGTATTAGCTTCGTTGTAGAATGCCTCTGCACCACCTTGTGTTGGACCTGTTGCATTTGGTGCATAACGTGCACGCATTGCAAAAATCAAACCTGTTGGACCTGTCATTGGCTGAACACCAGCAACATCATACGCAATCAAGTTTGGTAGTGAACGGCGAACCAAGCTGATTAAGATTGGGTCAAAGTTCTGTACACCACCAGTAACGTTTGTTGGTCCGTAGTCTGAAGTTTCGTTCAAAGACTGACGGTCTTTCTGCATTGCTTGATGTTGATTCTCAAGAATAACAGATGTAACTGCTCTCTTGTATGGATCTTTAATTGCTTCTAATTCTGGGTGCTCCAGAACTGGTTGCCATTTCTTTTGTAGTTCTTCGGATAGATACATTAGTTGTTCTCCTTGTTAGTATCTTGTATTGGTAGTTTATTTATTATTTTACCAAAGTTTGTGAAATAGTTTTGACATATTGATTAATTGATGCGTCATCAGAAACTGATTGTTTCTTTTCTTCTTCAATTTCAATACCTTCATTCAGCATAGAAGTTTCGGCAACTTTAACGTCTGCTTTGAAATAAGATTCTTTCAATACGTTTAGTTTTTCTGAAAATTCTTCTTCAGAAGTAAATTCAACACCCTCTGCGAGTGATTTTAATTTTTCTTCTTGAGTCTGAGTTAGGCCTTCACAAGCTGTGTGGATAGCCTCTAATTTTACTTGCTCGCTTAATGCTCTCTTTAAAGCAACTGCGGTTTTGACTTGTTCATCCAATGCTTCTTCAAGTTCTTCAACTCTTGTTGTTAACTCTTCAACAACTTGAACTTGCTCTTCCGGAATGTCAATATTGTGTTCCATGAATACATTACGTAGGCTTGTCATAAAGTCTTCGGCAATCTCTGCACGTAGACCGGAAACAATTGCCAATTCGTTTTGTTTCATGTATTGTTCTGCAAAATAGTCAATATATTCGTCTAATTTGTCTGCTAGTTCTTCTTTGATTTGCTCAATACCAGCTTCGTATTGCTCTACCAACTCTGCTTCAACGTGTTCGATGATTTGTTCGATACGTGAAGATACAGCGGCTTCAAAAATTGTAGTAGCTTTTAATTTGAATTCTTCAGACAATGACTCGCCTTCTAGCAATGCATTTACGTCATCAGACATATCAATGCTTTCACCATAGTTCTGGAATGTAGCACCTGGATTTGGCTTGAATGTTTGTTTTGGTAATGCTGTCTTAACACGGTCACGAATTTTTTCGTATTGGTCACCGTTCATTTGGTCTGGATGCATAACATCTTTACGACCCATAGTTTGTTGTGGTTGACCTTTGTATGTGCTGTAACCAACTGTACCTAAGTGTTGGTCGTTCTTTTCTGAACCAACTGGTGGAGTTGCTCCTGGTGGAGTTGCTGTTGGTGTACCTTTTAGATAATCTGGCAAAGCGCCTTCGTCATCTTTAGTTGGGCTTGTTCCGATGATACCGGCATCTTGTGTGCCATATGCTGTTGTTGATGGTAATTTGTCTTGACCGACTTCACCTTTAGGGTGTTTATCAGATCCTCTTTGA